GGTCCCCAGCCGACAACTTTTGTAGGTTTCCCCAAAGATTCTGGGTATCTGCCGTGAATGGTTGACTTGCATGGTGTGGTGTGGTAGCCCTGTCTGTGTTTGTAGGGTTCCTACAAGGTGCCCCGGTCTGTGTGGAGCTATCCTCCTATGAGGTTTGTAGGTTTCGTGCATAGTGCTGGCTGTGTCAGTGTGTCATACTTGCAGAGTACCCGAAAGGGATACGCAAAAGGCTACCGGAATTACTGTAAAGCCAGCTTCGGTAGCGCGTTGCATGTGATAAGTCGCGAGACAGTAATACCCGTAGGGGTATTGTAGCCAGCGATCCTGGCGATAACCGGCAACTGAGCCACAACCCATAACTTCACAATCAGGGACGCCACAATATAGTAGCGGCGTTTAAATCATATGCGATGGAAAGGGCCCTGACAGTTTGGCTAGCTGAACGAAATTAGCCACCTCATTTGCTGTATCAATCTCCGAGAAAGTGAAAGCTGACATGGCCGATATTAAGTTCACTGCGTTTGTTAATGACGTTCGTTCTACCGCAGACGGTAAGGAAGTTTGGCTGTTGAAGACAGCTGAAACTCACCGTCGTGAGGGTGAAAATGCTGAGTGGGAAACCACGGGGCGTACCTTCCGGGATGTGCGGGCAATCCGGGATTCCGGCGTTGACCTTTCGCAGTTCGCAGAGGGTGACCGCGTTACTGTCGAAGGTTTCGAAGTTACTATCCCGAGCGAGCACAACGGACAGACGTACTACAATCTGACCGTGTGGGCAAATTCTGTTGAGCCTGCCGCCCCGGCAGCTGACAGTAAGCAGCAGGCACGCCCCACGCGCCCTGCCGCTAAGCGACCCGCAGCCGCGCGCCGCTAATCCCAACTGAGCGACCCTCGCAGCCCTCCCCCGGCTGTGGGGGTCGCTCTTTCTCTATGGAGATATTTCTATGTGTCTTTGTGCCGCTGAAGTAGCAGGTGGAAAGCATTTAAATTGGTGCCCAACGTTAGACGTAGAAACATGCGAGCTATGTAAGGGTATTGGATTTGTTACGGAACGGTATGTTTATACATGCCCTGATTGCGGCGGAAGCGGTAAGCAATGAAATGTAATAAATGCGGAACAATTCTTGAAATTAATATTCGCATGGTATATAAAACGCAGTTGTTTTGTCCTAATGTAGATTGTGATAATTGGGAAGCGGTTTGGGTAGCAACGAATTGGCGTAAACTATGAGCGAGCTTGATAACCTCCGGGCTGAGGTACGACGTAGACAGCAGGCAGCTAATGCAAAGGCGCGTAGGCTGAAGGCTAAAGGGATTGACGTTTCTGGAACGTCTTATGATCCTCGTAGGGACTCTTCAAAAATTGGGCGCTATACCCGGCAACAGTTGACTAATTATCTTGGTGAACTTAACGCTTTCACAAGTAGAGGCAATCAGTTTACCCGTCTTGCTAATGGCTTTGTTCCTACTATGGAATGGAGAGCTTACAAGCAACCCGAGCGATCATACAATCAAATTGGTAAGCGGCAATACGGCAAAGTTGAGGACATGATTTTGCCCTCTGGACAGAGCGTAGGAGAGCGCGACGCTTCGATGCGTCCGACTAACCCGCGTGTACGGAGAGCGGCAGGGGAAGCGGTCAGGCGTATTTATGAGCCGGTCAACCTTAGACCCGAGCAAGTAGATAGCCCTGAAGCGCTCCGTAAGTTGACCGCTCATAGGCTTAGACAGATTTCACGTAATTACGAGCCGGAAGAAATTAACCGGCAGCGTAAAGAAATGAAAGGCATGGTTGAAAAGATTGGCGACGATGATATCCGTAATGCTACGGCTTCTCTAACAGACGATCAGTTTAAAATTCTCTGGAACTACGGTAGCTTTGCTACGGACCTTTCCCGAGATTATGAGAGAATCCAATTACTAGCAACAGGCGGAGCCGCCGCCGCACAAGACAGGGTGCATGAAGATGCCAGAGCAGACATTATCGACGCCGTCGAATGGGCAAAAGCGAACGTACCTGAAAAGAAACCGTCCACCCGAAAGCGTCGCTAAGAAAGCTCGCTCTATTTATGTAGCGGATTTTGAGACAACAACAGACCCTAATGATTGTCGCGTTTGGGTATGGGGGATTTCTTCTCTTTCAGACCCGGATGGTATGGATTGGGGTAAGTCAATAGATGAGTTTATCGAATACCTGAAGAAACAGGATTCAGTTTGCTATTTTCACAACCTTAAATTCGACGGTCACTTTATTGTTGACTGGCTTCTGAAAAATGGCTATCGGCACGTTACTGGAAAGCGAAGGCTAGACCCCGGAGAATTTAGCACGCTTATTAGCGGAATGAATAAATGGTATTCCGTTAATGTTCGCTGGTACGGGGGAGGTTCCACAGAATTTAGGGACAGTCTGAAGAAAATCAATATGCCTGTTCGTTCTATCGCAGAAGCCTTTAAGCTTGATATGAGTAAGGGCGATATTGATTATCATTCTTTTAGGCCGGTTGGATATGACCCTACCGAGCATGAATTAGACTACCTCGCTAGAGATGTGGGGATTGTCGCTAAAGCGCTTCGAGAAGTAATAGACAGCGGCATGACTAAACTTACCGTTGCTAGTGATTCTCTTGCAGAGTACAAACGGCTAGTTGGTGATAAGTATTTTAGTCGCATGTTTCCTGTGCTATCTGACGATATGGATAGCGAAATCAGGAGGGCATATCGTGGAGGGTTTACTTACGCAGATGATCGGTTTATGAAGCGTAAATTGGGCTGTGGAATTGTCTTAGATGTAAATAGCCTTTATCCCTATATCATGTATGACCGACTTCTCCCCTATGGCGAACCGGAATGGGAAGATGGAAAAGTTGAAGCAACCGAGCGTAGACCGCTGACAATCTTCAGTGTGACATTTACGGCAAAACTTAAGCCAGATCATATTCCCTGTATTCAGATTAAAGGCTCATCCATTTTCGGAGGGACCGAATACCTTAAAGAAATTCCCGAGCCTACAACGCTCATGGTCACTAATGTTGACTGGGATTTGTATAAGGAACATTACGATATTGACATTCTTGCATGGGGCGGCGGCTGGAAGTTTCGAGCCGCTACGGGACTTTTTAAATCGTATATTGACAAATGGATGGAAGTAAAAGCTAATTCTGTTGGGGGACAAAGAGAGATTGCTAAACTTCATTTGAATAGCCTTTATGGCAAGTTTGCTTCTAACCCGAACGTTACCGGTAAGATTCCTATTCTTGAAGATGGTAAAGTCCGGTTTATTACAGGTCCGGATGAAAAGAAACCTCCGGTATATACAGCGGTTGGCGTCTTTGTTACTTCCTGGGCGCGTGACTTGACAGTTAGAGCAGCACAAGAAAACTACGACGTATTTGCGTATGCGGATACGGATTCTTTGCACCTTATTGGAGACTTCCGAAGCGACCTTACGAGTAAGTGGGAAGGCGAGCTAAACGGCTTGCGTGTCCATCCCTCCGAGCTAGGCGCATGGAAGTTTGAGTACGCATTTACAGAAGCATGGTATGTCCGCCCGAAGGCATACTTGGAAAAGAAAAAGGGCGTAGAAACGGCATGTAATGAAGGATGCCAGAAGGATCACAAACACGTACGCGCGTATCATGTGGCATGGGCAGGCCTTCCGCAGAGAGAACAAGAGAAGTTGACGTTTGATCACATGACAGACGGAAACGTGATTCACGGAAAGTTGCAACCGCGATCAGTTGAGGGCGGCGTTGTTCTAGAAGATGTGCCGTACACGCTAAAGATGTGATACACTTACTTTGTTGGCAGGTTGCCACAGACATTAAGGAGAAGAATCATGGGAATCGAAATCGTCGAGAACTACGAGAAGCCCGCAAAGGTCAACCCGTACATCGCAGACCTGAAGGGCGTTCCGGTTGGAACCGTGTTCGCGGTCAAGGCGGAGACTCGTATCTCTGAGAACACGGGTAAGGTTCTCGGCCTCACTGGCGCGAAGGGTGCCGTGCAGGAGGGCGCCCGAGCTAACGGCATGACCGCGCGTGTTCAGGAGCAGACTACTGTTCGTGAGGCGAAGGCAGGCGAGCCGGGAGAAGTCAAGTTTGTCTTCCAGCTTTTCCCGCTTCAGGAGAGCGGACCGCGTAAGAAGCCCGAGACTCCCGCCGCGAAGTAACGGCTCCTGTGGTAGGGTTGTTCGTGAGGCTACCGGAAGTAGCGGAGCGGACTACCCTGCCATAGACCGAAACCTAGTAGGTCGGAAATCCATTGGGTTTCTTTGCACACGGTGATACGTGGGCGTGGTAGCATGAGGGTGCAACCTGCCGAATCCGCTTGCCGGGTGCCCAACTAGAAAGGAGGTCAGTCTTAATCGGCTGGCCTCCTTTCGCTTTATGCAGGTTGCTTAGATCACAAAAGAAAGAGAGAAAAGGCACATGGCACGATTTCACGACACGCTTAGTTCGCTGGGCGTAGGGGAGGACGGAATTTCCGTCGCCTATCCCGAAACGTTTACGGACGATATTTCTGCCGCATATGAGGAAGATATGGGCGGAGCTAGCGCCAAAATTGCAGTTCTGGAAGCTGACCTTGCGGCGGCTAATCAGACCATTAATGAGCTGAAGGCTCATAACTATGACCTGTTGACGCAGGTTCCTTCTGTAGTTACTCCTGAAGAGGGCACGGAAGATGAGGAAGAAAACCCGGAATCGTCAGAAGATGATGAGCCGGACGACCTTGACAAAGTGTTTTCTAACTAAGGAGATAACCTAAATGCCTACCCTTGAAATTACGCCTTGGGACCCTCAGACTCCTAACTCTGAGATTATCGCTAAGGCCTGGCAGTACGGAAGTTCTGACTTCCAGCGGCGCGTTCCCGAGCCGACGAAGGCTAACCTTCAGGCTTCTATCCGCGCTATCACGAACTATCAGCCTAACTACAATGAGTTTGCAGGAACGCTGATTAACAAGGTTGGTCGGACGATTGCCCGCGCTAACTCTTGGCAGAATGTACTTGCCGCATACAAGCTGGGAATGCTTGAATTTGGCGAGAGCATTGAGGAATACCAGGTTGGCCTTATCAAGGCTCACACCTATGACCCGCGCCGCGCATACGGTGAGAAGGCTAATTTTGGACGGCATGGTATTGACGTTCAGAGCGCTTACCACACGATTAACCGTGAGAATATGTACGCTCTTACGGTTGATCATCCGGTACTGAAGCGGGCGTTCCTTTCGCCGACGGGACTTTCTGACTTTGCTCTGAAGCTCATGGCGGCTCCGGGAACGTCGGACAACTGGGATGAATTCCTGATTATGTCCAACCTGTTCCGCGAGTACGAGAACAATGGCGGATTCTTCAAGATTCACATTGATCCTGTTACCAATGCGGATAGTTCTAAGGCGCTTCTGGAACTTCTGCGAGAGTACGCGGAAATCCTGCCGTACCTTTCTGAGCGCTATAACGCGGCTCATATGCCCGTTTTCGCTGATAAGGATGATCTGACGCTCTTTGTGACGCCGAAGATTAAGGCTAAGCTTGACGTTCAGGGGCTTGCCGCGCTCTTTAACGTTGAGTACGGCGATATTCCTTACAAGGTGCAGACCATTCCCGAGGAATTTTTCTTCGGTCACGGTGCCGATATTCAGGCAATCCTTACCACTAAGGATTTCTTCGTTTGCGCGGACACCTATTTCGATACCGCTTCTCAGCCGAACCCGGCAGGACGTTACGAAAACTGGTTCCTCCACCATGACGGCATTTATTCTGTGTCGCGCTTTGTTCCGGCTATTGCATTCACGCTTGGTCAGGGCACGGTAGAGGAAATGATTGAGCTTGACCCGGTTACGTCGGTTGACGCGATCACGATTACCGACGCAAACGGCAACGCGATTGACGCCAACACGATTGTTCGTGGCGGCAGCTACATCGTTTCCAGCGGCACGAATGACAACGCTCCTGACGCCGTGCGGTTTACAGTTGACGGATTCAAGTCTGTGTATTCGTTCATCGAAAACACGGGCGAGCTTCATACGGCAGTTAACGATTCTGCCGCGACTATCACGATTACGGCTATCGCAGTTGCGGATAACACGATTACCGCAACTCGGGAACTGACCGTAACCGGAGCGCTTGTCAACTACTGGCCTAACCCGGGCATTACGCCGGATGAGGACGCAGACGGTGTACTCGAAGTGGTGCCCGTTGAGCCTTCTCACATTGGCGACACGGTAACGATTCCGAGCGTCAAGGGCGTGCAGTACCGCAAGGAGGGCGTAAACGTCAACAACGGTTCCGAGCATGAAATTGCTGTGGATACCGACTTTGACGCAGTAGCCCGACCGGGATACGAAATCCCCGCGTCGGCTGTCAAGGCGTGGACGTACACTCCCGCTCCGTAAGTACGATAGGATCACCGGGGAGGGCTTAACGGCTCTCCCCGGTATCCGCATATAGACAGGTTGCACATGCCTAATCAGATCACAGACCCTCCACTCGAACACGATTTCGGGTTGGATTTCAATTATTGGCAGTGGACGGCAAACACAGACATTACTCTGACTAATGTTCCCTGGAATAACGATTACCGTGACGTTGTTTGGTTCGATACTACGCAATTGCTTAATTCGTATATTGACGAACACGACAGCGAAAATACAAAAATTACGGGCGCAATGTACGCCCCCGTTGATCGTCCGATTCAGATTGATATTCCGTATAACCTCGCAAGCCGGTTTAACTACGTACGAGTTTTCAATAAGGGCCAGTCTTTCGGAGGGGCAGATATTCCCCGCTATCTCTACTACTTCATTACGAACACGCGACACGTTGCAACGCACAACACGGAATTAACCGTACAGCTTGACGTATTCCAAACGTTTATTCGGCAGGTACAATTTGGACGTTGCTACATTGAGCGCGGACACATTGGAATTGCCAATAAGGCACATTTCCGCAATAACGGGCGCGACTTCCTTACGGTTCCTGAAGGAATTGATACCGGCTCCGAGTACGTTAACGTTGCGTTTAAGAATAGCCTTATTCTTCAGGCGATTAACGGTCAGACATACGATATTCTCGTGTGCTCTACTGTAAAACTTGACGCAGACGCAGGAGATAGGAATAACCCCCGGCTTGTTGCGGCAAGTGGAGGACGTTTTCTAGGGGTTCCTTCAGGGGCCGCTTATTACGTGTTTCCGGGCGCAAATGAATTTCTCGCCTTCCTGAGAACTATGGAACAAAAGCCCTGGGTTACTCAGGGTATCTTGTCAATCTCCGTTATTCCGAAGCTTTCTCGCTACTTCCCCGGAATCTCTTATGACAAGAATTCCATTGGCGCGCTTGCCGCGCTCCCGGCAACAATGCCTAATGTGCAGTACCGGGAGGTATGGCAGAACTGGCGCTATGCTCAGGAAATCTACGATTACATTCCGGCCCGCTATCGTCATTTGCGTAAGTTTTGGACTTCGCCTTACATGATGATCGAAGCAACCACAAACACGGGAACGCCGATTTTCCTTAAGCCGGAATCCTGGAATAGCCCTCACGCAGCTTTCCGGGAAATTGCTTCCCTCCTTCCGCCCGAGCAGCGAATTGTATTTGCTCCGGCTGGATACAATGCCCGTAGGGAACCGTCTGCCAGTACAAGTGGTAATTACGTGTATGACGGGGGCGATCACCTTGACCTGATTACGCAGATCACGAACCTTCCTAAGCTTGCTATTGTCAACAACGGTGCGATTCTCGCACTTGCTAATAGTGCCCATAGCATTGCTTATGGTTATCAGTCGGCAGAATGGTCACAGACCCGAGCTACGCGAGGGTATGAAACTTCATACGATCAGGCCCGCTCGGGGATTGCCGCTTCTCAGGAAGCTAATTTCGCCGGTAACCAGAACATTGCAAACCAACTGGGAATTGCTCAGCAGCTTGCACGGGATAATCAGCTTGCTAACGCTCTGGGCGGTAGCGCGCTCTCAGGGGCCGCAGGACTGGCAGCAGGGCCGGGAGGGGCAGCGGTAGGGCTTCTAGGCGGTGCAGGCTCCGGACTTCTCGGGGCGTACACAATGGGCACAAGCCAGAGGGCGGCAGTTGAATCCGCAAGCGGCACCATGTCGCACAACACGCGCGTTAATGATATCGGTAACGCTCAGGCGGGCTATGTGGCAGATACTAACCGGGGACTTGCTCAGTTTGCCGCAAAGGGCGATTACGAAAATGCAGTTGCCGGAATGAATGCGAGGGTTAAGGATACCGCGTTGACTCCGCCTTCTGTTGCCGGGCAGATGGGCGGAGAATACCTCAACCTGTTTAGCGATAACTTCGGGCTAAACGTTCGATGGAAGATGATTGATCAGGCTTCCATTTCCGTTATTGGCGAATACTGGTTGCGATATGGTTACGCGGTTCGGCGTAGCTCAATGCTTCCGCCTAACCTTATGACAATGAGTAAGTTTACCTACTGGAAGCTTACTGAAACCTATATCCGTCAGGCACCTATTCCTGAAGGATTCAAACAGGTTATTCGAGGCATTTTCGAGAAGGGCGTTACTGTTTGGGCTGACCCTGACTACATTGGTCAGACAGACTGGGCGGATAATGCTATCCTTGCGGACATTGAACTTGACTCGTATAATCCTCCTGTTCCTGATATTGAACCTCCTATTGAGCCGGAAGCTCCCGTTAAGAAAAAGGTAAAGAGAATGCTTACTTACAAGACTACTGACGCAGAAGGCGACATTTGGGCACTTGCCGGAACTTCTCCGGGGACGCCCGCAAACTGGATTGAAACCCGTAGCCCTGCCCGAGCGCTTGCCTTTGTTCAGGCGTGCAATAACGATGATTCGGTTTCTATCAGCGTTACCGACTTCGCCGTATATAAGGCAAACTACACAGCCATTCTTTCCGCCAATCCGGTTGGTTCGGTTGAAGTTGTTGGAACCGTTCAGGTAACCGGAACCGAAGGCGGGCCGGTTATTGTTGAGAATGTCGCTCCGTGAGTAAGCGACGCGATCACGTACAAGAGGACGTTTATACGCCCTTTTGGATGAGAGGACGACAGGCAGCTAATACGGCTGAAATGACAGTTGAGCATATCCAGTTTATGCTTGAACGAATTGTTGGCGAGCTGTGCGTTAACCGGTTCAATTGGAAAGGACTTCCTCAGTCTGTTGATACGCGGTTTATGGAAGTCACACTTTACAATCATGCGCTTGTAGTGATTTTCAAAGACTCGGTTACGGGAATGCTTCTCGCAGCGCGGGCAACTCCGGGAACGGGGTATGACATGAACATGAACCCGCTTTCATATCGGCTTCAGCCTTTGCAGTCAGGGACGCTTCCGCAGCATTTGCGTAACCTAGAATTGTCTGCCCGTAATGTTGTTCCGGTTTGGGGAAATGCTTTTCGTATCCCAGATTTCGACGTTGTGCAGTTCTATTCTTCGCGTATTGCACAAACTGAAAGAACAATTGATATTAACCTCAAAGCGGCACGGCATACTAAAATTCTCGCTTATGATGAAAATATGCAATTGACCGCTCAGAATATTAATAAGATGCTAGAAAACGGGGACTTTTCCGTTAGTGTCACTAAGCAAATGGGCGAAGATTTGACTAAAGTCATTCAAGTTCTAGATATGGGCGTTCATCCGGAACAAATCGAACGGCTAAGTGTTGTTCGGGACCGTTTCTGGGGAAATCTCATGGGACTTCTAGGAATCAACAACGCCAACCAGGACAAAAAGGAGCGTCTAGTTGCTAGCGAGGTTGAAGGTAATGATGATCAGGTGGGCAACTTCCGCCGCATTAACTTGAATTGGCGTCAGAAGGCGGCAGATCAGATTATGCGAAAGTGGCCTGATATGTTGACAGAAGAAGTAACTGTTGACTACCATACGAACATTGACGCGGAACGCCCGTTGTTCCCTGACGAACTGGGAGATACCCCGAATGCCTAGTTTTACAATTGAGCTATGGCGCGTTCTAGAGATTTATCCTGACCCGAGCTTTGCGAGTATCGGCCTAAGCGATTATCCGATTTTCGATAAAGCTAACGATGGAACGTCTGTTTATCGTCCGCTGCTTAATCAAAAGATTGTTAACCATTTCCACAACCGGGAAATTGGACAAGAAACAGTCTCCATGTTCAAGTTTGCCATGCGGCGTAAGATGCATGAAATTATGCCCATTTATAACGGGCTATATAAGTCAACACAGCTTGAATTTGACCCGCTTGTAACTGTTGATATGCGAACAGTTGTGACCGGCGAAAGCTCGCAGACCGCAGAAGCAACGGGAATTTCTGAAAGCAACGCTACCGGTAAAGCCGGAAGTAGAACGGTTCAATCCAGCACTCCCGCAATGCTTCTCGCGGGAAATAAGGATTACGCTACCGGAGCGGCCGACGCCAATAGTGAAAGTGAGAATAATTCAGCAGGGACAGAATCGTCAAATACTAGCGCCGAAGAGAATACAAATAGCACTTCTGAAATGAAGGGCTATCAGGGCAATGTAAATGAGTTGCTCATGGCCTATCGTGCAACATTGCTAAATGTTGACATGATGATTATTGACGAACTAAACGAATTGTTTATGGGTATTTGGAATACCGGCGACGAATACACTACCAGAAAAGGATATTACTACCGATGAGTATTAACCCTCCCACTCCCGCGATTATTCCGGCGCTGCGTCCGCTTCCCGGTAATTCTCCGGTATACACAAATACGACTCCCTTTACGGTGCGCGACAATGCAACAATGCTCTGGGAGCTTGAAAACGTTAAGACGTGGATTAAGGAAACCCTTACACCTCACGTTGATAAGAGCTATGCCTATCTTATCGAAAAGTGGACGGAAAACCTCACCGCTATTATTACGTCGGTAAATCAGGGGCTTACCGCTCAGGCTAACGCGGTCAATAGCGCTCTTACCGCTCAGGCTAACGCGGTCAATAACGCTCTTGCGGAGCAGTCAGAAGAAATCACTACCGCGATTACGGAGCAGCAGGCAGCCGTACTTGCTCAGCTTGCAGAACAGAATGAGGCTATTACCGCTCAGTTGCTTTCGCAGGACACCTCCGTAGATACGCGCCTCGCCGACAACCTTGCCGCAATTAACGCCGCTGTCAATACGGTGATCAACGCGACGATCGAAGTAACCGACCCTATCATTATGGGCGTATTTGGTAACGTTGCCTCTGCCGCTCGACAGTGGCTTGACGCCCGTTACGCTCCCGCAACCGGCTTTCCGGTTATCGCCGCAATGTACGGCGTAAGCGCGGCAAACCCGGATAACACGGCAGCGCTTAACGCAGCTTTTGAGGCAGCTAAGAATAAGTCGGTTATCCTTCCTCCCGGCATCCTTCGCTGTGGCGGTCAGATTGTTGTTGACGGAGCTAACGTAGAAGGTGCAGGCGTTAGCACTACAGTTCTGGAATGGTTCAATCAGCTTGGCGGAACTACTCCTGCGTTCATTTGGAAGAATACTTCTGGACAAATTCGGAAGCTTTCCAATTTTGAAATGAAGGGACCGACCGAACCGCAGCTTGGCGTGAAAACGGCTAATACGTGGGGGCTTCGGCTGGATAACTCCGTTTACTTGGATCAGATCAAGATTCAGAAGTTTGACGCGGGCTTTATCTTCAATTCACTTTCCGGGCATATTTACGGACAGGGGCTTAACGCCACTAACTGTTACTACGGAATGTACTTTATTCGTAATAACAGTGATTACCACTTCCTTGATTGTGGATTTACTGGTAACCGATTTGCCAGTGTTGCTACGCCTTCCGACGTGGGCATTTCGGCAGTAAAGTTCCAGCGGTGTCATTTCGGATACGGGCCGATTGGTGTTTATCAGGAGCCGACTCCTGTAAACCAGGGCGGAAACCGTATTTTCCTTCAGGAAGCAACCTTTGATAATTCTCGATTTGAGCAGATTGGAAACGCGGCAATCCTGACTGACGCTCAGGACGATGCAACTAACTTCTCTCAGTTCGCAGATATCACTATCATTAACCCTGGTTTTTCATGGGCAGATGGTAACGCGGGCGGTTCTCCGTGGGCAACACTTCCCACTAAGAAAGCTTCCTTTCCTATTGTAATCGGAACGTCCATTCGCAACATTACAATTCAAGACGGGCCGGGAGGATTTTTGCCCGGTAAGACAGCTCCTACAATTGCACTTCCGGATGATGCAGTAGGCCTGTTTGATATCAAGCGACCTAATCACCTTATTTGGACGCGAGAAAACGCTAACTTCTCGTCTGCAAATACCGATTCTCAGTTGGATATGCGAATTGCTACAGGAACGAAAAAGTACACTCTTGGCAATTATCACATGCCTATTGATCGTGTGCTAGGCCTCACGCTCCCCCGAGTATCGTTCAATAAGACGGGGGCAAGCGTCGCAATTATCGGACGCACAAACGGCAAGCCGGGTAACAATACCTATCAGGCAGGAGATATGACCGTTGACCCGGTTACGCCCGGGTTGTGGTATACGGCAGCTGGCGGGGTAAATCCTACGGACTGGATTAACCTTCTCGCATAATTCCTTTGGAGGGGTAGTCTGAAAAGGCTACCCCTCCCTTAACCTTAGGTGTCAATATGGCTAAGCTCTTAAAGATTGAACAGTATGGCGATCAAATGAAAGCCATTTTTGACGATAATACGTCAGTTCTCGCGGTTCCAACCGTCGGAGGGCTTTGGTATGCAACGGATGCCTACGTCCCTCCTACTCCTCCGCCGCCCGCCCCTTCTACGCCTTCCGGTCAATTTATGTGGCCTTTTGACCCTAGGAAAGCTCCGTGGGCAGGAGGGGTTCAGGGCGGAACTGTGACAAGTGAATACGGTCAGCGCAACGGACGATTGCACGCAGGTATTGATATGGCACCTGGGGCAGGCGTTCCTATCCGAGCAGCAGGAGCGGGGCGGGTGCAGATTTCTTCCGGAAGTCATGGCGGGTACGGTCAGGCCATTGTGATTGATCATGGCGGCGGGATTGCCACTCTTTACGGTCACATGATTGCAGGAAGTCGAACGGTAGGGGTTGGCGCTCAGGTCGAAAAGGGGCAAGTGATCGGACAGGTAGGAAATACCGGGGCGAGCTTCGGAGCACACTTACACTTTGAAACACATACTGGCGGGTATCGCTGGAATGCTTCTAGCATGAACCCCCGCGACTTTATGGCGCGCTACGGACTGTGATAGGATAGGCTCATGGTTGCACGCCCACGGAAAGTTCATCCTTGGTATAGCTTTGATCGCCTTCTATCCTACGGAGCGCTCTTTAACTTTTGCGCGGGTGGCCGTGGCATGGGTAAGACGTATGACGCAAAGAAGCGTTCTACGAAAAAGGCACTTAAAGCGGGAACAGTAATTGTCGAAGGTGAGTTGCTTTCACAGGATCAGTTCGTTTATTTACGTCGCTACAAGGAAGAATTGGCAATTGCTCGCCGTACTTTCTTTGCGGACTTTTCACACGAATTCCCCGATTACGATTTTCGCACTGTAGGTTGGCAAGCTCAGGCAAGTAAGCGTCTTGATTCCGTAGAAGATGAGTCGGCAACGGCTCGCAAGAAACGTGAGAAGGAACGCCGCTGGATTGTTATTGGCTATTTCATTGCACTTAGTCAAGCTCAAAATGTTAAGTCCGGTTCTTTCCATAATGTGACTACTGTCATTTTCGATGAGTTTATCGCGGAAAAGGGACGGCAGTACCTTCCTAGCGAAGCAGAAACATTCCTTGGGTTGTATAGCACGCTTGATCGTAACCAGGATAAAACCATTGTTCTGTTTTGTGCTAACTCCGTGTCAATTATGAATCCGTATTTCATTTACTGGGATATTCGGCCGGATCAGTTGCCCGAAATTAGCGCTCATTTGAAAGATGATGAGGGCAAATACGGTATTGCTATTCACCTGCCAGAGGCCGCGGAATTTAAGAATAGCGTTTATCAAACCCGGTTTGGAAAAATTATTCAAGGTACAGAATTCGGAGATTACGCGGTTGAAAATCAGTTTAGTGATAATGGGGAAAACCTCATTGACATTAAACCTCCGAGCGCCCGACACCATTTCAATCTTGAAACAAAATATGGAACTGTTTCTGTCTGGTTTGACCGTAAAAGCCAAAAATACTATTTCCAGAAAAAGCTCCCTAAAGACAGTGTTCTCGACCTGACATTACTTCCGGAGAAGATGGAACCTGGAAAACAACTAGTGACGTTCAGTAATCCGCTATTGCAATACCTCCGAACGGCATTCAATACGGGACTTGTCTTTTTTGACCGGCCCTCCACTCGCAACGCGTTTGCGGAAATTAGCAAAAGGTAGGATAGTATGCTCAAACTTCCCTTTAACAATCCTCGAACATATGCAGGACATTCCGGAGTAGATTTTCCTCAGCCACGCGGAACTATTGTTCGAGCTAGTGGGCGCGGAGTAGTTAGTTTCCGCTCATTTAATGCACGCGCCGGAAATATGTTCTGGATTGATTATTATGACGGCGGTACAAAAGTTGGAACCGCTTACGCTCATTTAGATAACTATGATCTAGTACCTCCTAAAGGTACAGTTGTCAATGAGGGTGACCCTATTTGCCGCGTAGGAAATAGCGGGCGCAGCACCGGCCCGCACCTTCATATGGAAATTGCGGGTTGGGCAACTACAGCAGGTTTTTGGAAGTTCTATGGAAACGCTGTAGTTGGCGCTTCTAAGCCTGCCTCCACTCCCGTTGTAGTTAAGCCTCAGCCCGCTCCGGTTCCCGATCCCATAACAGAAAGTAGTTCCATGATTGCACTAATTATTAAGCACGGACACATGCGCCACCTTGCAACGCTTGACGTTGGCGTATTCCGTCATTTAATTCAGACTGATAACCCTGAGCGAGTGAAAAACATTATTCGTGAACGGGACGACTGGCAGGAAATTGATCTTTCCGAGCTTGGTATCTATCTTCGCACTTATGGCTGCGATCTGAATATCTGGGATATTCGAGACGCTAACGGTAAGTCAACAAATACACCGGGAGACGCTTTTGTTGTTCTCGATCCTCTTACCGGACAGGCGCGACAGGGAGGAGTGTGGACGGCAACTAACGCACGATACGCAGACCTTCGGAAACTAATTACAGAAAAGCCAGCTGGATAGACTTAAATGTCGGACAACATTAGTCTAGAGGTTGTCGCAAGCAAGTTAGATGATCTAAAAGAGGATATCAGAGACTTTCGGGCAGAGATTTCTCTCTACCGCGAACAGTCTGTTGCTAGGGCAGAGTGGATACAGCGCAATACCCTTGTAGATGAACGTTTCGAGAACCGTGGAAAAGAAATTGCGGAACTCCGAACCGCCCTAGCATTAAAAGCGGACAGCAGCGATCTATCTACTTTAAGGCATGACGTGCAATCACGCCGCGCGCCGTGGTGGACGTGGGTAACTGTTGCTCTTGCCGCTGGCTCATTTATTTACACCTTTCTAATTCCTTAAGGAAAATGATATGACTAGTAACCTTCCAGAAAATGCCGACACCCGGCGCGAAATTCGAGAAGCCCTCAATAACAACGGCGCTCCGATTGCCGCTCATGCTAAGGAAGATGAGCCGGGATACCTGGCACGTACTCGTAAGGCAACTATGGCGGGAGCCGTAGCCCTTGCCGGTACGCTCTCCGTATCCGCTGTGTCTGTCACTCAGGACGGAGCCGTGACGACAGGGGAACTTGTCACTTACGGCATTGTTGCACTTGGCATCGCAGCTAGCGCATGGTTTGCAACGTGGGCGGTTCCTAATGCCTAGGCGTGATCCTCGGTACATCACTCCCGCGTCAATCGATCTCGGAGACACAATCCGAGTAACATGGAAAGTGGGAGAAATCGAACACTCCCGAGTCGGCAAGGTAACACATATCCATGATCGCTGTTTCTTTGCCCCTGACGGTCAGGAAATCTTCCGTTGGGAGCCAGACTCCCGGAAGGTCCGTGTAACCCTCTTAGATAAGGCAGCAGCAGTACAACAGACGCTACCCGGCCTAGAGGCTGACCTTGGAGAAGTCCGACAACGCGCTAGTAGGTAATCTACAAAGATTGAAACCCTGTCACACGGCAGGGTTTCTTTCTGTTATGATCTAGGTATGGCAGAAAGCCAAAGCCGAACGGATACCGTAGGCAGAATTGACCGAATCCTTTTGGATTTGAAGAGAACGATTCAACGGGCACACGCTCTTAGACTCGCTAACGGAAAATGGCAAGTACGTCGCCTAGAAGGTGACTGGTGCCTCATCGCCCCTACTGGCGAACTTCCCATGACGGGAACCGCTGAAGATATGCGCCATTGGGCTTTCCGAATGGTTCGCATCACAGCTAACATGGCGAAACCGTTCTAATGGACGGATACACCTGCGTAGCTCTCTCCCTTGTTGCCTTCTCACTTGGCGCAATCCTCGGACACCTGAACGGCTACGCTAAAGCCGTCCGCCACTTCACCCACAAAGGAAACTGACCATCATGGATTACACTAACACTCAGACTCCCGCTAGCAATGCCGCCCTTGCAGGTAACGGACTTTCGCTTTCTTCCGCTGTCAAGCTTGAACTTGCTCTCCGCGCAGAACGCATTTCTATGGAAACTCCTGTTTTCCTTCAGGAAGCGTCTAAGGAAAGCAAGCCCGCTGGCAAGAAAATGGGCGTATGGGTTGACGGCAAGCTCCGCCTTCAGTCTCGCGACCGCGACGCAATCGAAGAATACGCCGCCCGCCGTATGCGCGAAAAGCATACCGTCTGGGTCGCTCCGGTTGGTTCGTTCGTGGACGTTCCGAAGGGCGGAGAGTAACATGGGCGTTCGGCTTAATCTCACAGCCTCACGACAGGCTGACCGTATGAAGCTTCAAGCCTTTAAGCGCAAAAGCATTCGAGAGCACAGGCAGATGCACCTTGACCGGGCTAGCGCCATGCGAGAGGAAGCAAACCGCATCATGGCTTATCTTGCCTCACACTCTGACAACATGCCTGAGTACGCAATCCAGGACGCAGAGAAAACCGCTAACGATCTGAAGGCGCAAGCCATTGCAGAAGAAAACGGCAAGTGCATGGAGGACGCCCCACATGGGTAAGCGACGGCGGGTTAGCACGGGAAAAGTTATCTGGTGCATGATTTGCTTACAACATCATTGGGATGGTATCTATTATTTCGATACCTATGAATATGATCGAAGGATTAACTAATGGCTAAGAAACTGAAGCTATGGTATGTGCTAACAACCGTGGGCAGGTTCACAGTCAAGGCAGACAACTTTACACATGCCGCTAAATTGATTGCTACGGCAATCTATGGTAAAGGCGCAATCGTTCGAGTTGACAGGAAGCGAGACTAAGTAACAGAAATCCCCGCTTGCAAAGGCGGGGTTTTCTGTATACTAGAGACATGGAAACGAACGCAGCAATCGTAGCTCGACTCAATCGCTGGATTGACAACGCAAAGCGTAACAACGCGGGGATGCAGGAAGATTTGACAGACCCGCATTGTGTCAATCCAATTACGTTGCACCATCGAATTGGCGATAACCTTGCAAAGATTGAAGCTTGGCAAGTGGTACTAGATGTGCTAGGCTGATATCAGCACTTCAGGACAGCCCCATAACCCCCTCCATATTAGTGGGTCGTGGGGCTGTTCCGCGCTCCCCAGTCGTCGGGCCGGGGCACCTTGTAGGAACCCTACAAACACAGACAGGGCTACCACACCACACCATGCAAGTCAACCATTCACGGCAGATACCCAGAATCTTTGGGGAAACCTACAAAAGTTGTCGGCTGGGGACC